GCATGGCACAGTGCGTGTCGTGCCAATCGAAACGCCATCCGGAGACTGGCCGCACGCGATCCCGAGGCCTGTTTCCGAACCTCCACCGATCGATTTCACGCTGATGAGGTTCTGAGCCATGAACCCTGAAAGTCTCGCTGAGCTCGCGAAGGGCGCGTTCGTTGGCTTCCCGCTTGGTTGCGTGCTGGTGGCGACGCCGGCCAAGGCGCTGTACATCGCCGCCGGCGCGCTCCTCGCCATGGGTCTCAACCGACTTATCGAAAGCCGATGAAAATCGATGCCCTCACGGTGTGGCAGCCCTGGACTTCCTTCATCGCCGAGGGATTGAAACCATTCGAGTTCCGAAGTCGCAAGCCGCCCGAATACCTGATCGGTAAGCAACTCGCGATCCACGCCGGCAAACGCGCTCCCGTCATGTCTGAGCTCAAAGGACTGGTCTACAAACTCGAACGTGGCGGTCAGTACGCGCTCAGCACCGGCCTGATCAATCACGAGCGCTGCCTGCGCCTGCTCGAACAATGGATCGTCGCGCCGGCGGCGCTGCCGCTCAGCTCGATCCTGTGCATCGTTACCGTGGGCAAACCATTGGCCAACGCGGATCTCTGTGAGGCCATGGGCCTCGATCATGTCAACGACAGCGATCGTGACGAACACTCGAACTGGGGCTGGCCGCTCAGTGACGTGAAACGATTAACCCCTTTTGTTCCTATCGGTGGGCAGCGTGGCATCTGGAAGTGGGAGCCACCGCCGACTTTCGTCTGGTCTTAAATTCCGCGACATTGTTTGCATTCCCGGGATAATCCGTCCAAAGCTTGACTTTCAGGCTAATTCAGGACGCGCCTGTCCGTGGACCTCGCCAAGCATGTAGCCGGCCAACCACTGAGCGCCGCTGAACATCGTCAACGGCGAGAGGCGGCGCGTGCAAGGTGGGCATTGGCCGGCGCGGGCCTGGCCACGGGTGCCGCGGTTGGCGCCGTGGTGGGCAATACACGTGCCCAGCTGCGTGTTCCTCAGGACACCCGAACCGCGCTCGATGCCGCCAGCGCCGCGCTCGAGGCTGGTCGTGTTCGGCGTGAGGCGGCGATCATCGCCGCGATTCGCGCGCGTCAGAGACCAACCCCGATCCCCCAGGCCGCGCCGGCGGCGACGATCCCACCGGCTCCAGGCGCGCCACCGGTCGCGCCGACACCGGTTCGGCCTCCCGTGCAGGTCATTGGCAATGTCCAGAACCGGCTGATCTACGACTATCAGATCGCCGAGCTCGGCCGGCGCATGCGTCGCGCCCGCTTTCGGAGCGACACCGCCACAGAGATCCCGCGACTGCAGGCTGAGATCAACGTCCTGACCCGGTTACGCGGCAGGCCGCCCGGCATCGTCGGACGCAGCGCCACGGTTCGCCAGGCCACCCGCCGCGTGCTTGGTCAGCTCGAAGATCGGCTCAGGGTGCTCGATGCTCAGTTCGTTCGAATGCGCCAGGCCGGCGCCACCCAGGCGCAGATCGTCGCGCACGCGGCGCTACGTCAGCAGGCCGCCGCTGCTTATGACGCCGCGTTGAACCCCAATCCGGTGCGCGCGGCCGTGGTCGAGCAATGGCGCGGTGGCGAAACACAGAGCGCGCGCGCGGATCGGATCAGCGGGCAGCGCGCGCAACTGAACGCGCTACGCGGCCATCTGCTCACGCGACTCGCGCGGCGCACCGCGCACCTCGATGTCACCGCGCGCAATCATGTGATCCGCGCGATGCGTGGCCGCGTGCTCCGCTCGTCCGCGCGCGGCGCGTTGATCGGCGGCGCGATCGGCCTCACAGCGGTGGGCATGGCGATGCTGGTGCGCCACATCGCCGGCGCCACGTCGCGCAAGAAGATCGCCAAGATGGCGAAGGCCGCGCCCGACTCGCCGGAAGGGCAGATCGGCCGCGGCCTGGCCGAGACCTATCGGCAATGGATCGATCGCCTGCTTGGCAATAACGACCTGCCGATGAACCTGGGCGACGGTTTCGTGCAGGCGATGGCGCCGGGCATAACCGAGGCCTTCGCGGCCGGCGCGCAAAACCCACCCATTGATCCGGCCTCCGACCCGCGCGCGCACGTGGACGTCGATTTCGACTCGATCAATCCTTCGGTGCGCCTGCACATGGCGAGCTATACGCTCGACCGCATCGTGCAGATGACCACCGCGCAGCGCGAGACGATCCGCGACGCGATCATGAAACAGTCGGTCCTGCAGGGGATCAATCCGAACGAGGTGGCGCGGACGATCAAGGAGGCGATCGGCCTCACGTCCTACCAAGTGACCGTGGTCGACAGCTTCCGCCTGGGATTGCGCCAGCTCGATCCGCGCGTGCTCGAGCGCAGGCTGCGCGACCGGCGCTATGACCGCACGCTGAGCAACGCCATCGAAACCAACACGCCGCTCACCGACGATCAGATCAACGCGATGGTCGATGCCTACCATCGCCGGTTCGTGGCGCTGCGCGCGCGCACGATCGCGCGGACCGAGGCTTTGCGGGCGACGTCGTTCGGTGGCCTCGCCCGGGCGCAGCAGGTGCTCGACGAGAACCCTGGCCTCGAAGTGACCAAGCGGTGGCTTTCGACCGATGATGAGCGCACCCGCGACACGCACGTGCATTTGAATGGTCAGGAAGTCGATGGCATGGAGACCGAGTTCGTGACGACGAAAGGCAATCGGATCCGCTGGCCGCTTGATGTCAACGCGGCGGCCGAGGAAGTAATCAACTGTCGCTGCACTCTGCAGTGGGTTTTCCGTCCGAAACGAAGCCAACTGATGGCGGTGGCGGCATGACGATCGCGGAAATGGCCGGTCAGGCTGCTGGATTACTGGGTGATGACGCGCTCATGATTGGCGCGCGCATTTATAACAACGCCGATGGGACACCAAAGCCAAAGCAGCCGAAAGTCGCTTCCGTATTTCGAACCCGACACGCGACGTCCACCTTTATCAAGCAGGAGCCTGATCCAGTGACCACTCCGACCAAAGAGGAAACGCGGGCCGCCATGGACGCGAACCTGCGCAAGTTCGTCGATGACGCCGTGTCACCCGAGGACAAGGCCGAGGTCCTGATCAAGATCCGGACCTACTCCCAGGAGTATGAGGATCAGCAGCCGCTGCTGAAGAATGTCGACGCGGCGCTGGTCGAGCAGGTGATGAACGAGTGGTTCGCGCGCGGTCACGCGGAGCTGAAGAAGGCGATCATCAACGCGCGGACCGGTGAGTTGACCCAGCCGCTGGCCAAGATCGCGGCGACGCCGGCGCCGGAAGAGTTCCTGGCCAAGATGCTGGACAACGCGCCGAACGATGATGCCCGCTCGCATCTTCTGTCCAAGATCGGATCGCTGGCGCGGCAGGTCGTGGTTGGCCTGGAGACGATGGAGAAAGAGCCCGCCGAGAACCATCCCGCGATGTTCAAAGCCTGGATCGAGGCTGATCCGCCGGACGCCGAGCTGCGCAAGAACATCCTCAACGCGGAGATGGACCGGCGCGGCAAGGCGCTTTACGGCGAAGGCGTGGAAACCGGGAAGGTGGTCGCTCAGGTCGTTGGCAATGCGTCTACCCATGCCTCCACGAAGCTGGGCGGCAGTCAGGGCGATTCGCCGGGTATCGCCGCCACCGTGCCAAAGCCATCATCGAGCGAAGGCGCCGGCGCGCGTTTCAGCAATGCCGTCATGCCGACCGGCTCAGGCGGTGCCGAGTCGCCGAACCCGGGTAGTGGCCCCACCGATACCGGCGAGGCCGGGATCACGCCCACCACGCTGATCCGCCGGCGTGGCGCCACCGGCGGCCTGGGCAACAGCGTGGGCGCCCAGGGCAATGGCAGCCGGGTGACCGACGCGATGGTCACCGGGAAGCGCAAGAAGAAGGGCGAGACGGACGCGGAGAAGGCCGAACTCATCGCCGATCTGGTGAAGCTGGCGCCGGATGAGATGATCGAGATGCTGGGCGAGCTCACGCCGGAAGAGCAGGCCGAGACCTGCGCGATCGCGGGTGACCACGCCGCCGACCTGATCGCCTGGTCGGGCATGATTGATCCCGACACGCTGCAGAAGAGCGCGATGGACGCGGAAGTCGCGGCATGGCTCGCCGAGGATCCCAACACCGTTGCCCTGAAGAAGTGGACGGCCGAGGCGCTGGCGACCGGCGAGGCGATCCCGATCGAGCTGGCGAACTCAATCCTGGCCTGGGAGCCCAAGGTGACGGTGCGGGTGCGCCAGCCGCTCGCCACGGCGGCCTGAGCCGTGGGTCTGTTTCTGCCGCTGGTGAAGGCCGATCAGGTCAATCACCTCGTCTATGCCCGGGCGGCGGCGGAAGAACTCGATAAGTCCCGGGAGATCATGGACTATGCCACCGCTGTCCCGGCGTTTCAGACATGGTCCAAGGGGTTTTCCGACGTCACGATGGGCAAGAGCCTCGGGAATGTGCGGGCGATGCACAATCCGAGGCATCTCGCCGGCGTGGTGAAGACCCTGAACTTCGACGACACGGCCAAGGGCGTCGATGTCTGCATCAAGGTCCTGGATCCGGTGGACTGGGACAAGATCGAGCATGGCGGCTACACCGGCATTTCGATCGGTGGCGGGTATGCCAAGAAATGGCCCGATCCGCTGGACAAGAGCGTGACCCGCTACACGCCGCGTCTGCAGGAGATCAGCTTCGTCGATAGTCCCTGCATTCCCTCGGCGCGGATCATGGAGATGCAAAAGCGGGATGGCACCACCGAGGAGGTCCTGCTGAAAGGCGTGCCCCGGACGTTCGCCGATCTCCAGCCGCCGCGCACATTCGGCGAAATGGAGAAGGGTCTGATCGGCGCCGGTCTCGGCGCGCTCGCCGGGCACTACATCGGCAAGAAGATCGGTCAGCGCCTGGCCGGTGGCGCGGTCAACCAACTCGGCATGGCGGCCGCGCGCAACGGCAGTCGCATCACCGTGGGCGAGCATCTGGCCAATGTCGGCGCGGCCGAGGCCATGGGTCGCAAGGTGGGCGCTGGCGTGGGCACCGTCGCTGGACTGGCCACGGGCGTGAGCCTGACCCGACGGCGCAAAAAGGGCGCGGATGCGCTCAAGCAAGAGATCCTGGACAACCTGGAAAAGGCTGGATTTGGTAGTTTCGCCGGGGCGGCTTTGCGTGGCGCGGGTGGTCTCGCGCGTAAAGCCGTTGAAAGGATCCGCACCAGCGCCGCCGGCGTCGCGCAAAGGTCAGCCCAACACGCGACCGAGCGCGGCTATCGTGTGAAAATGAACGCCGCGGCTTTCAACAAAGCTCCTGGCCGGGCAGCCCCGATCGTGCCCGCACCGATCGCGCGCAAGACCGTGAGCCAGACTTCGCGCGCCGCGTTGGCCACGGGTGGCGCACTCGCCGGCGCGGTGGGGACAGCGTATTTGTCGCGGCGTCGAACAGATCCAAACGCCGATGCGCTGAAGCAGGAGATCCTCGACAACCTGGGCAAGGCCAACCCCGCCGGCGCGATCAGCTATCTCAGTCGCGGCAAACTGTTCAGTTCGGCGCCGATCGAGCATGGCGCGGCCTTCGTCGGCCGGCATGGCAAAAAAGTCGTGACGCCGGCGATCAAGGATCCGGTGAGCTACACCAGCCGGGGCAAGACGTTCACTCACAAGGGCGGCGAAACGGTCCGGTTCACCAAGCAGGAGATCCTCGACAACCTGGGCAAGGCCTCGGCCGGTGAGAAAGCCAAGATCGAGACCACCATGCATGAGTTCAAGCATGGCAAGCTCCGCTCCTATCGCGGCCTCGACGCCAAAGGGAAACCACGCAAGGGACCGCGCGTGATGGATCGCAAGCAAGCAATCGCGATCGCGCTCTCCCAGGCGCGCCGCATGGGTAAGATGGACGATTCGGTCCTGGTCGCCGCGCTGACCGATCGCCTGATGAAACAGGCCGCGTGAGACCCTCGCTCTCATGACCATCGATTTCAGCCGCGAGATCATCGGCGAACTGCGCGCGCGAGTCGTCGCGCATAATCGCGCGGTCGACGATCCGGATCGAGAGATCAAGCTCGGCCCCATGAAAGGGCTCTACAAACGCTGGTATGGCGGGCGTGATCCGCATGCCCATGCCCTGGCGAAAATCGACGAACATCTGGCGATGCTGCGCGAAGGCACGCTGAACAAGGCCAACGAACCGTTCAACACCGGCAGGCATCCGCGTGGCCGCAAGGGACAATTCCGGAGTACGCGAAGCGGTGGCGGACGCGGCCCACCGCCGGCATCCCGCGCTGAGCCGGATGAGCCCGCGCCACCGGCTTATGTGCCGGTCCAGATCATCCCCGAGACCCGCTACAGCCTGTACGGCCCCAACGCCGCCGCCGCCGCGGGCGTGATACTGGGCGCCGCGCAAGGCACCACCGCGTCTTTCAAGGGAAGCTACCTCGATCGCGGCACGACCCATGTCCTGCGCGGCATCGGTGGACTGGCCGGTCGAACAGCGGGAAGCCTGGCCGCCGGCGCCGCGGTTACCGCTCCGGTGGTGACCGTCCACCACATCACGCGGATCGCCAACGCGCGTCTGGGCACGAGCTTTCCGGTGCCGCCGATTACCGCGGGCCGCGCCGCGAAAGACGCGATCAGACGAACCAGCGCGGAAACCGGCCGTATCGTGGGCGCCGCGGCGGGTCATGCCTCGGCGTTCAGCACGAACGTGTTGCCGGCCGCGGCGCGCTGGAGCGTGCGACAGTTCACTGGTGGCGGCGGGCTCAAGGCGCACGCCCTGGGGGCTCTCGCCGGCGGGATCGTTGGGGGCGCGACCACCGGGGCTTTGGTCTACGCGCCGGCGTTTCGGGCGGTCCAGACGGCGATCGGTCCCTACGAGGACGCCGCGTGGCCGCGCCGGGTCAATAAGATGGTGGGTCCGTTCTGGGATGCGCCCGAGGTATTGGCCAAGCAGGCCGAACTGCTCGCGCTGGATGACGAGGAACTGGCCAAGGCGAGTTTCGGCGCGATCGCGCGAAGCATTGGTGGGATCGCGCGGTCCACGTTCAGGCGGATCCCTGGCATCAGGGGCGCGGCGCGGGTTCGCTCGGCTCGCGCCACGGCTCCTGGAGCGGGTCCAGGTTCAGCGGCATTCACCGCGCGCGCACCTCAGTTCCAGGTCAACCGGGCGCGAGTCGCTCGAGCGGCGGTGGTCGCCGGGCATGTGGCGGCGATCGGGGGCGCCGGCGCCGGCGTGGGCGCGTTGGGTGGCTCCGCGCTTGGCCTGTTCAATCAGAAGCATCCGCGCGGAACGCATGGGCGGTTTAGCCGGGCTGGCTCGGGTTCGGTCGCCGGCGCGCAGATCGGCGCGGCCGTCGGCGCGATCGCCGGGCTGGGCATGGGACTGGTGGCGGCGCGGCGTGGCCATGGCGGCATGCTGCTTGGCGCGCTGTCACGCCTGCGTGGCACGGCTCCGGCGGATCCTGGGATCGCGGGGGCCCGTGGCGCGAGCGATGTGCCGTTTACCGCCGCGATGACCGCGCAAGATGGCACGGTGCTGGAGGTCCCAGGCGGGGTCAACCTGCCGGCCTCGATGCGCGCGGAGACCCGCCGAATGGCGGAGCGGGGGCACGCGCAGGCCTTCGTCGCGGCGAACAAGAAGCTGAAGATCCCGGTTTTCGCGGCGAACTCAGTCAACGAACCGGAACATGTGGCGAGCACGCTGCGCGGCCGCGCCATGGCGCAATGGCTGCTTGGCGAAGGTCAGGCAATCCAGGGCGGCGCGCGGGTCTGGTACACCCACCAGTTGGATAAGGTCTTCGATAGCGCCGCGTATCAGCAGTTACGCCGGGCGGGACCGATCCCTGGCAAAAATGGTCTGACGATCAGCAAAGCGACCACGAACCTCATCAACCACGTCGACGAGGCGGCGCTGTCAGACGCGCAGCACACGGTGTGGACCGATCTCACCGCGCGCCGGCAAAACTCGCTCGATCAGATCAACGGCATTTATGAAGGTCGGGCGACGACCGTGCGCGAGCTGACCCAACGGCGGGCCGCGCTTAGCGCTGAGAAAACCACCCTCGAAGACGCGACCAAGGATATTCCCGACGAGTGGAATGATCTGCGGAGAGACGCGACGCAGAACCTGGCGCAGCACCGGAACTGGGCGCGCGAGAAACTGGGCTTCACGTTGCCGGCCAGCGTGCGATCGCGCGATTCGGCGATCCTCGCGATCGACAATCACATACCGACCTGGCGCGCGGCGCAGCATCAGCGCGTCATCGCGATCGACGAGGAGCTCGACCCCAAAGGCATCGACGCGATCGCGCCGAAGATCACGGACGCGGCGAAGAACATCACTGCTGATCTAACCCCGGGCGAGCGCGCGGCGATCGTCAATCCGTTCAGCAGCAGCGCGTCCGGTCGTTTCCTGCGGCCACTGCCACCCGATTCGCAGACCGATGCCGGGTTCCAGAAATTGCAGGCCTCGATCGGCGACGCGGCGGTGAAACCGTTCCTAGACGAAATGAAGTCGCACGCCGACGCGGCGGAAGCACACCTCGAAAGCCTGATCCATTTCCACGACGCGGCGCTCGAGGCCCGCCTGCCGCGCGCCGGCGCGGTGCGGCGCGCGTTGAACCGGACGGCGCCGATGCTGGCCGCGCGCCTGCCCCAGGGCGTGCGCGACTTCTCCGCGGTCGCGGCGGTCGCCGACATGAAGCGGCTGACCGAGGCGCGGCGCGCGCAGCTCGATGGCGTGCAGAAGGTGGT